CGACGAAAGGAGGGTAACTCATCACCCGAAATGAGAGAGCGTTGGGTCATAATTGCTTGAGTTTGAGTAACTCATACCCGTCACGGTCCCATTTGAACAATTGCGCCCGACTGCAATTGTTTGTAACTCGTGAGCGCGCGGATATCCTTCCTGCGGATATCCTTCCTGCGGGAACCGGACTCCCGTCATATGCTACAGAGCTTTGAAACATACCCCCCATCTCTTAAAAGCATGCTTTTAACGTTTTCTATTGACATTTCCTCAAACACCACCTATCTCCCCACTTGAGTTCTCAACGCTCTATCACTACCAACTACCACCGAGCTATGAGAGATCAGAGAGCTGGCGCTATATCCTGTCGAGGATCGGATAGAAGTCAGCTCTTTTATTTTGTTTATATATCTTTAAGATAAAGAAGTTGACTATCTTATCCAGATGTGATATATCTTGTTACATAAACGGCGGAGAGCTGCGCTCTCTCGCCGTTTTTTATATTGTGCTTGACAGTAATAAGGATTAACGTCCGCATCTATAGTTCCGGCGCCTCCGGCGCGGTGAGCCTCGCGGTGAGCGGTCCTAAGCCGCCTAACTTCTTTAACTTAAAGAACTCGCACAAAGGAGCCTCATCATGACGACCTCCGTTCAAGTTCGTGGTGGCTTTTGGGAGGTTAATGGCGTGAGTACTTTGCTCTTACACGACGGTCCTGACGCCTCTGGTCAATCCATTCGCCTCCCTGGTATCTGGCTTCGTCTCGAACAGCAGCTCCGCCAGCTCCTCCGCACCCTTACTGGTGCATCCGCTGGCCCCAACGCCACCTTCTCCTACTCATGGGTCGAAGCGAACCCGGAACTCGGTGGTCTTCGCAATATTGTCCAGAACACCCTGATCAATCGCGCGACCACCGCTGCTGATATCACATTCCTGAACACATACCTATTGGGCTTTGGAGGACTTAAACCCGCTGTCAATGTGCCCAATCTTGACGGCAATCCACTAGGAACGAGGTGAGGTGGAGGCGAAAGCTTAGGGGAATATCACGCACGCATGACTCGTTTTTCTGACAGTAATAACATCCTTATAGCACCCGGTCCGGCTCTCGCTAGACCGGGTGATCCATTAGTGCTCCCAAATGGTACGATCTTAGAGGAAGAGAAACCTTATCGAGAGCGTTCCTCTAACTCAAAATCCGATCGCTCCGATATCATCATCCCAGCCCACTCATATCGAGCTAATCAACGTCGTAATCTCAAAGACTTTCCTGCCAACGAGCAGATGTTCAAAGCTCTCTCAGTCGTCTTTGCGATGACCTTATATGGTATATCCAATGTTGAGATATGCGATTCTCTCAACATCTCTCTCGATCAGCTTACTGAACTTCGCTCACATCACGGCTACGCTGAACTATTCAATAACGTCTTGGCTGAGTTCATCAACGCTAACTCTGATATGCTTCAATCGCGTATCGCAGCTTATTCTCATGCTGCTGTTGGGCGCGTTGGAAGCCTCATTAATGGCGCTGAGCGCGAAGAGACGCAGCTAGCCGCCTCTAAGGATATGCTTGACCGGGCCGGTTTGCGTCCACAAGATCTCGCCGCTTCGCAGCAAGCGAGTCAGAACGAGCTGCAAATTCGCATCACCCGTAAGACGGATGATGTGATCGTGGACGTTAAGATTAACGGAGCAACAAATGGCCAAAATGAAGAAGGGTGAGTCTTACACTGAGATACCGGCCAGTACGGCTGGTGCGTCTAAGTCCGAGCCTCAGTCCACCCGCACATATATCGTGCAAGAGGACGGTGTGGTTATTGGCACAGAGGAATACAAGAAGGGCGATAAGGTTGACCTTACTGACGATGAGGTCAATCAGCAGCGCTCTGGTGGTATTGCTCTTGTCGCTGAGGATGAGTCTGACCAGCCTGGCGATGCGTGGACTGAAGATCCTAGTTCTGAGGACTGGGATCATGAGAGCGCAAACCCTTAACCGCCTACTTCTTTAACTTAAAGATCGACAGGAGATAAACCGATGGCAATCGTTCCTAATCTCGCGTTTCCGCCTAACACTAATCCATCCTTTCCTGTCGATCCCCCTCTCACCACACCAAACCGCTACAACGCTGGCTCTCCTGCCGGTACTCTTACTCCGCTCTACGCTGGTGAGATAGTGGTTGATACTACCGGACACCAGATGTATCAAGCCCTTGGCACATCAAATAACTCCTGGGCGCAGGTCGTAGTGGATAACGATTAGTGCCTATCTACGATCTCGAAGACGGCTCGATCCAGCACCAATTCTTTCTGGAGCGCAGGCGCGTTCAAATCTTTGGAGGCGGTTATGCTAACGGTAAAACCGCCGCTCTTTCTGTTAAGTCCCTCCAGCTTGCTCGCGACTATCCCGGTAGCAATGGGCTGGTCGCTAGGGAAACCTATCCCAAACTCAATGATACTATCCGAAAAGAAATCTACAAATGGTGCCCCAAGCTCTCTGTTCGCCGCTGGCCGACCAAAGACGACAATACCATGTACTTCAAGAACGGGTCGGTGATCAATTTCCGCTACATTGCTCAGCGTGGCAAGACAGCCGAGGACGGTTCTACTACCTCTAACTTACTATCCGCTACGTACGATTGGATTGCCGTAGATCAAATCGAAGACCCAGGTATCACATACAAAGATTTTCTCGATCTCATGGGGCGTTTGCGAGGCAACACCCCATATCGTCCCTCCGAGGGCAATGAAGACCCATCCCTCCCTCGTGTTGGTCCTCAATTCTTCATGATTAATTGCAATCCAACCCACAACTGGTTCTACCGAGAGATCGTCAAACCCTTCATCTTCTACCGTGATCGAGGTATCCGCTTACCAAACCTTATGATCTCGCCGAAGACCAACGAACCCATCATGTCCCTCTACGAAGGGCCGACTTATATCAATGCGCGCAACCTAACACCTGAGTACATCGAAAGCCTCGAAGCTACTTATCATGGTCAACAGAAGGAACGATACATACTCGGTCGATGGGCTGCTTTTGAGGGTCTTGTTTATCCAGATTATTCTGATGATCTGCATCTTATTACCTATGAACAAGCTATGGACTATCTTGACACGCTTTGCCGCAAGCACGTGGATGTCAAAGCTATTGAAGGCTACGATTTTGGTCTTGTTAGCCCTAGCTGCTATCTTCTTGGCTTTAGAGATGATTTGGGTCGTGTTATCCTTATTGACGGATACTACCGGCCTGGCTTTAACGTCTTTGAGCAACCTGATCTGATCAAATCCCTCCGCGAACCTTACCTCGGCAAGATCGACTTCGATGACCCAATCAACGCTGACCCAGCTTGCTTCAAGCGACAGGTTATATCTGGGTACAAATCAACAGGTGAGACCATCGCTAATATCTTTAGAGATGCTGATATACGAATGCGGCCTGCATCAAACGATATTACAGCGGGAATTGCGAAAGTCTCCGCCTACTTTAACGGATCAAGAGCAACGCCGTCTCCGTTCCATGATAACTACGCTAAGGGACCAATGCTCTTTGTCGCTCAGAACCTTGACTTCTGGCACAACGAAGTAAGCAACTACTTCTGGAAGCGCAATCCGCAAAATATGTACGTTGACGAACCGCTTGATCGAGACGATCATGCGATGGATGCGACCAAATATCTCATCGCGCGCTTACCTGATCCGGCTGAGATACACATCCCGAAGGCTCAGAGCTTACCCGCTTGGCATTACTGGCACGAAGTCGAGATGCGGCCACGTTGATAGCCCAACACTCGCGTTGATAGCCCAACATCCGCGTTGATAGTTCTTTAACTTAAAGAAGTAGAGCGCTCTAATGGCAAACGTTCGCGGTTCAGGACGAGGAAGCGGCCCCGATGATCCGACTGGTCGAATTATGTCGAACATGGGCGAACCTGTCCCTGAGACCACCCCACCTAACTCCGACCAACCGCTGTACCGTATCTATGCCGATAGCAAGGTTCCTGTGTCTCGTGCCGTTGGCTCAATGTTCAAGACCAAGCACAACGCCGCACGGACCGCTTACACCTTCGTCTACGAGTCATGGAACGAGGTGTTTCGCTATTACAATCACGATCAGACGAAATCTCAGACTTCCACTCGTGGCTTATTTAAGCGCGGGGACGTTACTGAGAACGTGGTATATTCTAACGTCAATACTGTACTGCCTGCCATATACAGTAAAAATCCAGACATATCTGTTAACGTGCTATCCGGCGGTCAACAAGACTTTCAGAAAGCTCTACAAGCTCTGCTCAATCGACTTATACGAATGAAGGCTCCTCCGGGCTTTAACTTAAAGAATAAAGCCAAGCGCGCGGCCATGTTTGCAGAACTCTGTAATCAAGGAGTTGTCAAACTTGACTACATCCAGAAATCCGAAAGCCGAGATCTCGCCTTACAGCAAATGGCTGAGATCAAGAAGAAGATCACTAAGGCGAAGAAGTCGAATGAAGTTGAGCAGCTCTACGGGCAGCTCTCAGCTCTGGAAGCTCAAGTCGAAACAATGGAGCCATCAGGTTATAAGGCTTGGGCCAAGCTCCCGCACGATATCATTGTTGATCCGTACGCTGTCGAACAGGACGCATCCGACGCTGATTGGATTATGGAGCACACATTTCTCCCAACCCAATATCTCAATGCACGATTTGCTCAGCGTGGTAAAGGGGACAAGAAAGATAAGTCCGTCTTAGTCTACAAACCCACACACAAAGCTACCTTCGATGCAAACGCAGGTAATCGCGACGACGGAATGGGCCTTGTTATGGAGGCCATTACTGGTGAGACATCGGTGCCGACGGACTTTACCGACCAGGAGCGATTGTCTTATCTCTATCGTTACTACACTGAAGTCGTTTACGTGTGGGATAAGACGGCGCGTCGCATACTACTGTTCGACTTCAACGATTGGACTTGGCCAATTTGGGTTTGGGATGATTACCTTGGCTTATCCCGGTTCTTCCCGTATTACTTCCTGCAATTCTCCCTCTCTACTGGAGGAATGACCTCTGTTGGCGCTGCGAGTTACTATCTTGATCAGCAAGACCTCATTAACGATATCAACAGGAAAATGCGGCGTATTCGTACTGCGGTGTTCGACTTCTTCTTCTATAATTCGAATGTTGTATCAAAAGACGAAGTTGAAAAGGTTGTTAAAGCCCTTCGTGGAGAAACCACAACCGGCGAACGCATCTTAGGTATCAAAGCTGAGCCTCAGCAGAAGCTCTCTGAAGTTATCGAGTCCCTTGGTTGGCCCGGTGGTAAAGAGCTGGTCGCATTATTTGATAAAGGCGACACCTATCATGCTATCGACCGTATATCTGCGACATCTGATGCCCTTCGAGGCTCGCAGTTTAAGGCGAATACTACTCAAGACGCCGTTCAGGCCTATGTGGATGCAACGCGCATCCGCGTCGGCCAGAAGATCGATGTTATCGAGGACGGACTGGCCGAAATTGCGCTTTCGATGGCCGAAATAGCTGTCCAATTCCTTGATACATCCACCGTGACTGGCCTTATTGGTCCAGAGCTAGCCAAAGGATGGCGGAATTGCTCCGTTCAAGACCTGCACGCGAACTACACCGTTGAAATCGTTGCTGGCTCTATCGAAAAGCCAACCTCAGTCTTCAAAAAGAAGGAAGCTATTGAAGTCGTTCAAGCCATCGGTCAGTTTGCTAAGGTCGCTCCCGGTCCAACTCTCCTCGTTATCCTTCGCGTCTTGCAAAACGCCTTCACTGAAGTCGTAATCAAGCCTGAAGAGTGGAATTTGATCCAATCTCAAGTTATGCAGTTCGGTCAGTCGTTTGGACAGGAACAAACTCAACCAGGCCTTCCCCAAGGCGTTCCTGTTCAAGGTGGTGCTCCTGCGCCTGCCGGGGCAACTCCGGGCGCTCCAGCACCCGCACCGGGAGGTGGTCCTGCACCCCCTGCACCGATGCCTCTCGGTGCTCCAGCTCCAGCTCCCGTTCCTGGAGGACCACCACCACCCATTGGCCCCGGAGGTGTTCAGCCCGGTGTCATCCCTCCCGGTGGTGGCGCTCCTATGGATATTCGTCAGATGCTCATGCAGCTCCCAACGCCGGTGAAGCTGCAAGCTTTGCGTATGCAACAATCCGGCACGCCACAACCACTTATAGTTCGTTTTCTAATGCAGCAAGTTGAGCGTGCTGGGCAGCTAGGTGGTCGTCCATTACCCGGTATACCCCTATCACCGGCATTCAAAGGAGTGAACCCAAATGCCGCGCCAACCGTCCAGTGAAGGTAGTGAGGGAAGCCTTGAGAGTACAGTAGCTGGCACATTCAGCGAAGACAGCGCCTTCAGTGCCGGAGACCAAGGTGGTGAAGATAGTCAGCTTCAACCCAGCGAGATGGGTGGAGACGATAGTCCACCATCTGAGGCACGTGAACCCGCCCAGCGAGATGATGGGCTACCCGATTTCGAAAAGTTCCTTCGCGATAGTGAGAGGCGAACCGAGCCAACAAAGGGTGATAAACAACCCGCTCAGCCACAACCCGATCAGCGCACTCGACCGGACAGATACGAACAAGATCAGCGTGGAAATATCATTGACCCGCGCACAGGCAAAGTACTTGCACGATCTGGTGCAGAGGCACGCCTCTACATGGACGCTCGACGAGCGCGAATGGATGCGTTCAATTCTAGTCGAGAGCGCGACGAGCTTAGAGGTCACCTTCAAACAGCAGTAAACTTTATAGATCAGTACCGTGCTCAGGTTTCTGGTCTTCAGCAAGCTGGTAATCTTGGTGAGCGCTTAGGTCTTCAGCCAGTCGAAGCCGCTGACGCGATGCAGATGATGTCGCGATTGAAGCGTGGCGGCGCTGATGGGCTGCAAGCGGTTAAGGAGATCTTGACCCGCGCGGCCGCAGCCGGTATTGATGTACAATCTTTAGGTGTAGGCGCCGGTGGCATCGATGTTAAGTCTATCGTCGATCAAATCCGCAACGAATTTGCGCCAATCCGGGGCGATCTCGAAGCACGGAGACAAGCTGAGATCAATGCGGCGAATGCTAAAGCTGCTCAGGATCAAGCTTGGAACAATGCTGCTGCACATACTGTTGATTTCTTCCAACAGAACGCGGATGCGGTTCCTTATGCACCCGTGATCGAGAAAGCCTTGAATGACCCTCGCTTCCGTGGCTGGTCTCTACGCGAGGTGTGGCAAGCAATCCAGCTTCACCTAGCTCGTCAGGGTGGTTCGAGCGCGCAGACCGATCACCGGGAAATCCCGCGCGGTGGTAGAATGCCACCAAATGGCGCAGGTGGCGTTAATCAAGTAGCTCATCCGAGCACCAGCTACGCCGACCTCGTGAACCAAATTCTCGACGAAGCCGGAGTGCAGTAGTTCTTTAACTTAAAGAACTCGCGCCCCAAGAAAGGTGAAACCAAATGGCAGGTGTTGTCACAGGTCTTGACACCATCGTTAACTCGATGCTGACGAGATCACGCGCTAAGCTGATTATGGCTTCGGCCATCTCTGCTACAGTTAGTGCTTATCTTCATGCCAAAAATCGGGTCATTATCGAAGACGGCGGTCGCGATATCTCCAATCCTCTCATCGTGGGCCTCAATCCTAACGTCGTCTCAATGCAGTACTACGATCCGGTTCCCGTCAACCAGACCAACGAGTTCACGACCGT